TTATTTTGTTTCATTGCGGAAAGGGTGTTTCTATCGGTGCCACAAACATAATAGATAATATCCGGTCTTTTGCTTCCGGTGCGAAACTGGTAGAAGGTGAAAAGGTTCATCCCACGCAAAAACCGGTGGCGTTGATCCGTAAACTGATTGAAGACAGTACAAAGCCGGGCGATCTGATCCTGGACACTTTCGGCGGTTCCGGTACTACGGCCGTGGCAGCCATTGAAAGCGGCCGGAACTTTGTATTAATGGAACAGGACGAAATTTATTATTTCACGGCACAGAAACGAATAAAAGATGCGTATGAACGATTTAACGGTGGTGGATAGTATTTATCTGGATGCGCAGCAAAAAGAGGATGTACGGCGTTTGTCTTCTTTAGGGTATTCCCCGAAAGACATAGCCGTTTCCCTGGGGCTTTCTCCGGAAGATGCCGGGCTTTTTGTCCGGGATGCGGAAACGGTGGGAACTTCTGTTAACTTCCTGATCCGGGAAGGGATTCTCGTAGCACGTGCCGCCCCTGAAATAAAACTTCATGAAGCGGCGGAAGGTGGAAACGTGGAAGCTATAAAACAGCTGGAGGCCGTACGGAAAAGACATACTTTCGAACGTTTAATCGAACAAATGGATGACGACGAATTTAATTAAGCCCTCACGAATAGACTTTGACAAGGTGGATATCAACCAGATTCAAAGGATTCTTTCTACCGGTACGCTGGAAGCTCTCGCGCCCGATGAAAGGGAATATTACAGCCTTATGGAAATGGTACGGGGACTTCGTGCCCGTATGCGTATAAATGGCAAGTTGGTGACAAAAGCCGGTATTATCCGCCTTTTAAAGTCGGAGCCTTACGGCCTTTCGGACTGGATGGCCCGCCAGGTGTACGCCGACAGTCTCAATTTCTTTTATACACAGGATAACGTACGCCCGCAGGCTTTCGCCAACCTGTATGCGGAAAAGGCCGAAAATTGGGCGAATACCGTCTTTCTTATGGGTAATGTAAAGGAGGCTAAGAACCTTCTGAAACTGGCGGCGGAACTTCGCGGATGTTATAAGGACCAACAGACCGAAATACCGGAGGAACTGCTTTCACAGAAAAGCACGGTTATTTATACTACCAGCCGTAAGGATCTGGGTGTTCCTGAAATCGACCGTAAGGAATTGGAAGAGTTTATCGACGCGATACCGGAAATTCCTGTTATTGTACGTGATAATATAAAAGAGGATGCGCGTATTAAAGCTTTTGATCTGAAAAAACGTATGTTGTATGATATCAAAGAGTTCGGGGAAGATAACGAAGGTGAGTAACGCCGATGATGTAGAAATAAAATACGGTCATATAATCCAGGTTCTGACGGACTGGATCGATACTACTATCCTTGTATCTATTGACGGCCGCGGTATGGCTAAATCTACCGTTATACAAGCCAGGCGTTCCGCCCGGTGTGTGGAAGAAATGCCCGGCGGTGCGTTCGCTTTTGTTGCCAATACCTACAGTAATCTGGAAGATAATATAATGCCGGCCGTACAGAAGGGCTGGCAACTTATGGGCCTGATCGAAGGGGTACACTATGTAAAAGATACCCGCCCGCCTGAATCCTGGCGGCGTAAATGTTCGGTTATCGTAGATGATTACAAGCATGTTTATAGCTTCTGGAACGGATGTGTTATTTTCATGGGATCACTGGATAACCCTTCATTGCTTGCCGGAAAGTCTGTAATACATCTGTTTTATGATGAAGCGAAGTACGATAAGGAAATGAAAGTAAACCGCGCTATGCCTATTCTTCGCGGTGATGCGATCACTTACGGACATTCCCATTTGTTCCTGGGAATAACCATTACTACCGATATGCCGGATATCGACGAAAACGAGTACGACTGGTTTTTCCGGTATGTCAAGCAAATGGACCCGGAACGGATCATTAAAATAGTGCAGGCGGCAAGTGTACGTAATGACTTGATAATTTCCCTTTTACGGGAACAAAGAAAGAACAGGCCTTCCCCCTTGAAACTGAAACGTTTGAAGCGGGATATTGAATATTACGATCGGGCTTTGTTGAAGTTGAGAAAAGGGCAGACGTTCTTTCTTAACGCTTCTTCATTCGCTAATGTTGAGATACTTACGATAGAGTATTTAAAGCGGTTGTATAATGGTACGCTGGAGCTTCACGAATTTAAAAAATCGGTGGTTGGTATGCGTCCCGGTCTTCGCAGGGATTTACGTTTCTATGTGTTGTTCGGTGAAGGACATAAGTATTATAACGGTACCATGTCCGGGGAAGCCGCTTACAGCTCGCGGGAACTCCGGTACTTGCACCATGATAAAGCGATTGAAGGCGGTATGGACTTTGGTAATATGCTTTCTTTGGTGATCGGTCAGCCGGACGGTGCTTATTACCGGGTACATAAGAACTTTTTTGAGATACCGCCGGGCTGGTTCCGGGAGATCGCCGACCAGTTCCTTACTTTCTTCCAGAACCATGAGTATAAAGAACTTGATTTGTATTATGACCGTGCAGGTAATAACTTTGAGAAGCAAAAGGAAGATTACGCGGGTAAGATAAAAGACGCCATAGAAAAAGACGGCAGCGGGAACCGTACCGGCTGGATCGTAAACCTGAAAAGCCGTAAACAGGCAGTTATCCGGCAGGATGCGGAATACGACTTTATGCAGGAACTTATGGGCGGTACCAACAAGAACCTGCCTATCCTGTTGGTTGATGCGTTGAATTGTAAAGAAATGGTTAGTTCCGTAGAAAAGGCAAAGGCAGAAATCAAATACCGGGGTAACTCTAAAGTAGTGTTCAAAGTGAAGAAGTCCGAAAAGCTGGCACCGAAAAAACTACCGATGTTATCCACCAATTTCTCCGACGCTTTCAAATACTTACTGATGCGCCCCGGCTGGATAGCTTTAGTACGAGGCAAGCGGACGCTGCAGGCCGATTCGTTTGTAGATCAATGGATAGAGAACAGGCACAAAAGGTAATTGCCTTGTAACGCTGGAAATTCGGTTTTCCGGCGTTTTTTGTGTTACCAGGTTACGGGTACCCCTTCCAAGAGGTCATATTTCACCTTTTAGGGGGAGGGCAACTGCTTTCCGACTTCTGAGCGGCTCGGTCTTCGGAAGGTGTCATTTTTTAAGTTTTTGAAATTTTCTCCGGTTTTTGATTGTTTTTCAGTCGTTTATCTGCATTTAGACCAAAATTTTACGCGAAAAAGCGTGTTTTTTATGCGTTTTTACTCGTTTTTTGCCCGTTTTTGGGTGAATTACCGTATATTTTTGGGCGGTTGCCTTTCATTTTTGGGGATAATATTCTTTATAAATGTACATATTTAAGTATTTTTGCAACCGTCAAAATTACACTGCATATATAACCGTCAGAACTTACGGGTGGTACACACGAAAGTACACACTAATTTTAAGTTACTGATATGAAAAGATTTTTTTTAGTTATTGTATTGGCCATACTAACAATGGCAGCCATTGCACAAGAACCGTATAAGGCTTATTGTGAAATCGTGGGTACTGGAAATATAACCGGTACAAAAGTAAAAATAGAAGTAGATTTCGGCCAGAAGGCAAAATGGGCAACACCAAATGCTCGTTTTTTAGTAGATGAAAACGGTGAAAAGATGAATTTTAATTCAATGATAGACGCCGTTAACTATTTGGCTAAATTGGGTTGGGAACTAATACTGGCTTATCCGGTTACACCTACACAAGGAATGAGCAAAGACCCTGTTTATCACTATATTCTTTGTAAAAAGGTAACTTCTGATGAACAGATAAAAGAGGGAATTAATTTAAAAGACAAATAGAATATTAATTATAGTGTGTAACGCTCACCCTTAATCAGGTGGGCGTTTTTTGTTACGAAGTAACGAATCGTAGAGTCGAGAAACTTTCTTTCCTGATAAACTTTTATTAACGTTTTTTTTTTTTTGTTCAGAATTTAATGCCGACATTTGCCCCTGTCAAAATTACCCATCACTTAGGTGATCCGATGAACCTCGGTTATTGGTTCGAATAAACAACGGGCCTTTTTTTGTGCCCGATAAGTGCTTGTTTAATATAAGGCGGTGCCTTTCCTCGTTACATTTTTAACCCGGCTTTTCGGACGGTAAGTGATGTGTAGTTTTGACGAACAGAGGAAATGGTAACCGCCTTTCCCATGTCTATAAGTCAAAATTACACATCATTATGGAAAAAGAATTTCAAACCGGTACAAGCTATGTACCTTCGTTCCGTACTGGTAGCACGGACGTAAACACAATCCAACATCGTTATTTTCAGGAACTGGAAAAAGATTGTCCCGTAAATTCGTCTTCTGATGCTTATTACTTATCTGCTATTGCCTGGTTCTGTCTTACCTTTATCTTTCCGCCGGCTGTTATCGGTGCAGTTGTTTGTGTGTACCGGGCAAAGAAGGTACAGAAAGGAGGCCGAAAATGACATCTTATTTTATTGAGCTTAACGAATATAAGCCACAGAATCGAAAATGTGCTGAAATGGCGGAATTTGCAAACCAGTTTGGTAATACGCTTTGCCCTGATAAAATTTCCTTTGATGCTTTTAAAACTGAACTGGAAGCAAAGGTAAAGGAGCTGAACGAGAAATACCCTAAAACAATGCCGCTGAAAATATCTTCCGGTAGCGGGTTTATTCATATAGATCAGGACACTAAAACACATAATAACGGCTGTGACAAGCCTGTAGCCTATTTTTTCATTTACCGGGTTAAAAGAATATATAGGTTTTCAGAGCGTCCCCAGATAGAAAAGAAAGGAGGTGCCGAATGATATATACTGAATATCAGCAAGTGTTACTTACTCAATTACAAAACAATGATAAAAGGATTGAGGAAATAAAGAAGGAAAAGGAAGAAATACAGGAAATGTTTCTACAAGAAAGTAAATTTAAACCGGGTGATCTGATACAGATTGATTATAAAATAAGCAATGCTACTTTTAAAGTTCGTGGCTGGATTTTCCGGATTACATTCTGGAGGAATCGCCCGTATTATCACCTGAATTTACCCAAGAAAGACGGTTCCCGCGGATTAAGGGTTAAAAGTGTATGCGACGGGGTACTGGAAAGTATAACAAGTATTTCACATATTAAATTAGAAGACTTAAAAGGAGGTGCCAAATGAATACAAATAATCCTGATATCCTATTTTTCGTTAGACGTGAATACGGCGCGCCTTCCATTGAATTAAGAGCCTATAAGGTGGAGAAGGTTAACAATGAGTTTGCTTTCCTTGAACTTGAACGTTTGCGGTTGGTTGTTTTCTCCGGTGATTTTCAGTCTGTATCACTTCATCACGAGTACGGTAAAAACAACTGTCTGTATAATAGTGTCAATAATATACCGGATTTGATGAAAGACATGAAGAGGTGGCAGTTATCGCCCATTGACAGACGTAATTACGAACGGTTTAGGAAAGTCGCCCTCGGGATATACCGGCAGGCCGGAATAATTGATTTCACTACCTTAGAGACTACACCGATTAAAAACGTTTAATGAAAGATTTGTTATGAAAGATATAGAAGTAAACGGCGCACATATAACAGATGAAAGTGCCGAGATTTTGACACAGTGGCAAACTAAGACGGAACCGGTTTCCGCTTGTTACATCGAAGTTATTGAGGACCTAATCGATTTCCTAATAGAGAAAGGAGATGAAAGTACACCAACAAATGAGGTGTTAAGAAGGATTCAATTATTACGTATGATGAAAAAAGACATCGAAAAGTTGTCTAATCCTTAATATTAACAATTTAGCATACCGGCTGAAAAGGCAGCCGTTGGGTTTAAGTCCCAGGTTAGGGTTTGTTTGTGCCGGGGTGGTTCCCGGCACTCTTTTTTATGTCCTTTTCGTCCGTTTCCGTTCTTCCCACCTTTGCAGTAACCAATGATTCAAATTATGAAAATAGGAACGGACAAATGGAAGCATTTCGGAATTAATTACGCTATATGTGCCCTGTTGGGTGATTATGGTGTTCCCTTTGCCCTGGGTGCTTCACTGGGTAAGGAATACGGGGATGAAATGTCCCCCTGTAATAAATGGGACTGGAAGGATATTCTGGCAGACCTGGCCGGGATCGTGGCGGGTTATTTGACGCATGTATGTATCGTCCGGACTATAATGTAACATTTTCAACTCTACTAATATGACGGAAACGATAATTACAGCGATTATTACAGCTCTTTGCACGGGTGGCCTGACTTGGTTATTCACTCTCCGGTATACCCGTAAACAGGCGGAAGCTGACGCCATGAAGTCAGTACAGGAGGTTTACCAGGAACTGATTGAGGATATGAAGAATGACCGTAAGGAATTGAAACAGCGGATCGACGATGTAGAGAGCCAGTACCGGGAACTCCAGCAGAAATGTAACGAAATGGAAAAGGATATCAGGCAGAACGCCCGCGTAATGGATATCATGAAACCGTTTCTTTGCGGGGTGAAAAATTGCCTGAACCGTAAATCTATCACTTTCGACACTAATAACTAAAATCAATTATGAGACATGGAATCGTACACCTACTTATTCTTATTTGTTTTGCAGCTTGTTTTTACGGTTGTCGTTCTCCTCGCTCTGTTACACGAAAAACGGTTACAGAAGCAACTGGAGAAGAAAAACAAACAACTACTGACGGAGTTATTGAACTTGCGCGGAGAGATTCGAGCCATGAGGAGCACGTACTTGACGTTTACCGGGAAGATAGTACGCATATCCGTATCGACTACGACAGCCTCGGAAGAATTAAAGAAATTGATTTCAGTAACCGAAAAACTGAAAAAAGAACTGGAAAGAATCAAAGCAGTTCCCTCCGGGATCATAAGGAAACTACCAGTCAAACGGAAACAGCCGTTACCCGTAAATCCGACGTTAAGCAACAAAGCCAGGAAAAAGAAAAGACTACAAACGGGTGTAGCCTATGGACGTTCCTAAAATTCATGTTTTTCTTTCTATCCTTCTGCCTGGTACATGATAACTGGGCCAGTATTAAAAACTTTATCCGCCGGCTATGGAAAAAATAAACCTTTATGTAGCGGTAGAACAGATGAAGCGGATTACCATTTCCGGGGGTACCTTTTCTATCAAGTTCCGGAAATGGAACCGTCAGACGCGGGACGGCGGCGACATGGTGATACTTACTGCCGCCCGTTTGAGGAAAAAGGCGACGGATGAAAGCATCGAAAATTCAAGCTATAAACTATTCCTGACGGACACCACAACGGGCCGGCCGCTGAATTGCTGGGAATGTCTGGTAATGGAGTTCAACGGGAAAAGAATAACGATTTAAGATTATGGAAATAAGACGAAGTGGCAACTTTGGAATTATAGATACCGGCACCGACAAGGGTTTGATCTCCTTTTCTATCGGTGGCCGCGGTAAAGGTTGGGAACCTTCCAGCATCCAGTTAAACCGGCGGGGGGCTTTCTTTTCGCGAAAGATCAGCGTAAACGGTACCTTTATCGTTCCCATGGGTGACAATAACGACATGCCGGGCGAGGTCATGCGTTTACTGGATAAATTCTACGCCGGTGAAGGCATTATGGGTAAAATAGCCGGTTTACAGTGGGGAGAAGGCCCGCGGCTGTATGAGGATGCGATCGACGAAGAGAATAACCGTTTTTACCGGCGTTGGAAACTCGATCCGGAAATAACCGCCGACCTGGAGTCGTGGGATTACACGACGGTTCTTCACCGCTCACTCGTAGACTTAACACACATGCAGGGCTTTTTTATAAAGTTTGTCCGGAACCGTGCGCCGCGTGTGGGCAATCCCGGGCGTTTGGTTCGGCTGGAACATATTCCCTATCAGAAAGCCCGCCTGGTATATCCTCCCGACGGAGAGGATGAACCGCAGGAAGTACTTGTGGGCGACTTTCCTTATCCTGATCCGGCTTATACTTACCGTTACCCGGTCTTTGATCCGGCCCACCCGTTCAAATATCCGGTTTCCGTGAAATACTATAATATCTATTCCTTTTGCAAGGATTTCATGAGTACGCCGCGTTTTCTGGGTGCGCTTGACTGGTTGGAGCTTGCCGGCGGTCTGGCCGCTATCCTGATCGCCTATAACGAAAACGCTTCGGCTATTTCCCTGCATATCGAATCGCCGCAGTCTTACTGGGACCGTGCGGAAGCACGTATTAAACAGGTTTGCGACCGTACGGGCGAAAAATATACAGCCCAAATGCTGGAAGATTTTAAGGACGAAGCTATGGAGAAATTCGCCTCCAACATTACAGGAAGGCAGAACGCCGGGAAATACATGCACACGACTAAATTCTGGAATCCGGAAGCGAATAACTTTGAGGGCTGGACGGTGGAGCCGCTGGATAAGAAGATAAAGGATTATGTGGACGCCCAGATTAAGATATCCAACAAGGCGGACGCTGCCGCCACTTCCGGCTTCGGTCTTGATCCGGTACTTTCAAATCTGATTATAGAAAACAAGCTTTCTTCCGGATCGGAGAAATTATACAGCCTGAAAGTGTATAACGCTTCTGAAACGGCTATTCCGGACATGATCCTTTGTAAGCCGTTACAGCAGTATATTAATGCCAACTTTCCGGGTACCGCAACGAAAGTAGGGCTTTATCGTACCATAGTGGAAGCGGAACAGAACGTTTCACCCTCTAACCGTATGAAAGAAAATGCGTAGTCTGTTTTTTACACCGAAACCGGAAGATGTGCCGGAAGAACCGGTAAGCGACCGGCAACCGGAAGAGAACCGGGCCGATAACACCCCGGACAAGCATATAAAGGCCCGCCGGACGAAAAACGTTCATTTTGACCGGCGAGTAAAATCGGAGCTGCACCTGGAAGAGTGTTTGCCCTGGCATTTTGAGAAAGGGGCGTCTTATCACTGTATCAGTCATGGGGACGTTGACAGCCTTACTTATCTTCGTGTGATCGTGAAGCAACAACCGTTGGAATATGTTCTGATTTCTACCTGGTGCATGGCAATTACCGATGTTAAGGAGGTGGAGAAATGGCTGGAGAGAAAAGACATAGGGCACGCAGATTTTTATGTAGGTGAAATCTTTCAAGGTTCCTACGCGGATGTTTATTTATACCTAAAGAAGGTGGCGGAACGTTTCGGATCACGTGTCTGCATCTTCCGTAACCATGCTAAAGTAATGGCCGGTTTTGGTAACGCTTTTGATTTTGTAATAGAAAGCTCGGCCAATGTGAACACCAATCCGCGCACGGAGCAGACCTGTATAACGATAGATACCGGGCTGGCCCGCTTTTATAAGGAGTTCTACGATGAAATAAACAATTTCACAAAGGATTTTGATAATTGGAAACCATATACATTAAAAAGAGACCGAGCAAATGACGAAGTTATTTAATAAAGGCGGTGACGGTGCCGGTGAAATAGTCCGTGTTCTGGGATTGATCGATAATGATCTTGATTTTACTAAGTGGGAACCTATCTTACCGCTGGGTATTCGGGATTTACAGGCTATCATCGGAACGGAACCCATAGACGCGGTAGATAAGTATTACCGTGAAGATCATGCGGACGGTACGGAACCGGACGGCATGGCGGAAACTTTGCGGCTGATGCAGCAGGCGGTGGCAATGTTTACCTGGTTAAAGGTCATTCCCACTTTAGACGCACAACACGGAACGGCCGGACGTGGCAAACACCTTGGAGAGAATGAAACGGGTATGACCGCCTTACAGGAGTTCAAGGATGAAGAGAATATCCGGAACCTGGCTTATGAAGCCGTAGACGCGTTGGTGGAGTTAATGGACCGCGAAAAGTTTGATTTCTGGATGAACGGCATTAAGAAAAAGGCTATAAACCGGCTTCTAATCCAGAATAAGGAAACGTTCGATGAATATTACAATATCGGCAGTCACCGGCTTTTTCTGGTGCTTATTCCTATGATCCGGGAAGTCCAGGACGGGCAGATAATACCTGTTATCACCCGGAACCGTTATAATAAACTGATTGAAGGCGATACCGTTTTAACGGAGAAATTGCTGGAGTATGTACGCCGCCCGCTTGCACTTCTCACCATAAAAAAGGCCGTTGAACGTTTACCGGTGGAAGTTCTACCCAATGGAATCGTACAGGTACAGCAGAGCACAACCGTACGGGATAAATTGCGGGCGGAAAAAGAGGCCCGGCAATCGGTTGCTAACAGTCTGGAGCAGGACGCGGCGGCTTACCTGGATGTATTGCAGGATATCATCAGGGAACTGGATGCGCAGTCGGAAACGGTGGATTACTATATACCGGGTGTTACCGTACAATCCAAAGGAATAACCTTTTAATGTCCGGACATGGAGAAGTTTACATATAATAGTAAGACGGTGGAGGTTCCTTCCTACCTGGATGAAGTCAGCAGTGAGCAGTACCGGCAGTTTCTTATATTGTCGGTACTGATGAACCGCGGTACGATCAGCCCCGGACAGTTCCGCGTAAAATGGCTTTCTTTCCTTCTGGGCATGAAAGCGGATTACACCATGTACCGGCGTGAGATCATCCAAGAGCTGGACGGTCAACTGGAAAAGCTGGACGGCTTTTTCTCTTATACAACCGGTAAGAAGGGCGAGCGGATCGTTACGCCCATTCTGAAAACCGGGCGTAACCTGATGCAGGATTTCGGGGGCTGGCATGGTGTCGGTGACATGCTGAACGGTCTTACTTTCGGTAACTTTTGTGATTGCCTGGATTTGTTGCAGCAAAGCAAGCAGGCGGCGACAGAAAAAGACGAACCGGCTATAAATGAAATCTTCCAGGATATCACATTAAAGCTTTACCGGTACAAGGACCCGGAGAAGATGCCGGCCGTTCCTTCCTTGCTTGCCATTCATGCGGTAAACTTCTTTTCCGCTGTTTGGGAAATGGTTCTTTCCGGACCGGTTTATATTGGTGGTGAAGATATTGACTTTCGGATATTATTTCAGAAGTTGGCATCCGAGGACCGGAAGGCGGACGATAAAACCGGCTGGACCGGAATAGTCTTTGAAGTGGCGGCTTCCGGCGTGTTCGGTAATAAGAAGGAGGTGGACGATACACCCTTTTGGGATGTATTACTTTATCTGTATAAATGTAAGTTTGAGTATTTACACCAAAAACGTAACAAGAAA